TGGAACAAAGTGAGAGCAAAAATCAGGAAGAAAAAGAGCAGGAGAAGGAATATACTCAGGAGGAGATGAAGAAACAACTAGATGCTCAAGGCAGTAGGATGCGGAAAAAATACGAAAAGATGTATGCTGGGATCGACATAGAGCAATATTCTCAGTGGAAAAAAGATGCTGAAGAACGAGAAGCGGAGGAGATGAAGAAAAAAGGCGAGTTTGAAAAGATATTGAAATCCACGGTAGAAAAGAAAGATGCTGAGATAGCTGATCTACTGAACCGCATCATCTTGAAAGAAATTGATGAGGCTTTGATCACATCAGCATCCAAATTGGGGGCTATTGCTCCAGATCAGGTTTCTATGCTTTTGCGCTCTCAGGTTCGCTTGGGCGAAGATGGGAAGGCAGAGGTCGTTGACGGAAATGGAAACGCCCGCTATACTGACAACGGAGACTCAATGAAACCTAGTGATTTGGTCTCAGAATTTCTCACTGCATCACCGCACTTTGTAAAAGCAAGTGGAGGTGGAACCGGATCAACCGGAAATGCAGGTGGCTCGACGCTGAAGCAAAAATCGGTGGCTGATATGACTATAGAAGAGTACCGTGAGCATCGTCAGTCGATAGGTCGAGGCACGGTTGGCAAAACCCATATTGGGTAAATCTAATTTGAGGAATAAAAGTAATGGCTAACGAAACGACAACCACTTCCCTAAATGATTTGTTCGCAAACATTGTAAAGGAAGCAATCTACACCGCTCAAGAAAAGTCATTGGTACGAAATCTCGTCACCACATATGACATGAGCAATGACCCCTCCACAACACTGCAAGTTCCTGTCTATTCAGAACCATCTGCCGCCGCACTGACTGAGGGTACGGATATGTCGGCAACAGAGGTAACAAGTTCTGTCAAGACAATCACTGTTGCTGAAGCTGGTGTTCAGGCAGTTCTGACCGACTTGATGGCGAAGTCAACTTCCAGAGATGTTGCAGGTGATCTTGGCAGGGTGATCGGTGAAGCAGTAGCAAAAAAGATGGATACAGACCTGATCGCACTGTTTGATGGTTTTTCAACATCACTCGGCAGTGCAGGAACAGAAATCACAGCAGCATACGTTGCACAGGGTGCGGCTACCTTACGGGCGAATAAGTTCACCGGAACGCCGACAATGGTAATCCATCCGTATCAGGCATATCAGCTAAAGGCCAATCTGACAAATACATTTGTCAATCCCAATGCCGGTGTTGTGCAAAACGAAACCATGCAAAACGGATACGTTGGTCAAATCACTGGCGTTAATGTTTTCGAGTCGGCTAATATCACGATTGATGGGTCAGACGACGCAAAAGGGGCGATATTCGTTCCCGAAGCATTAGGTCTTGCAATCAAGTGGGATATCAAGATCGAGCCGGAAAGGAACGCATCACTCCGCGCATGGGAACTCAATGCAACAGCCTGTTATGGCGTAAGCGAGTTGCAGGACGGTGCTGGCGTTGAGATGTTGTTTGACGCAGCCCTCTAAAAGCTAACCTGACAAGGGTAGGGGTATTTAGCCCCTACCTTTAGGGGGAAATGATATGGCTATGTCATCTGATAGTGATCTTACGACCTATCAACCGGATATCCTTGGCTACGGGATATCAGCCTTCACCTCTTATCACGCAAAAGCTCAAGCGGATATTGAGCGTGAACTGCGTAGTGTCTGGTATCCGAAAACAGGGTATTCAGCAGAGGAGATGGATAAAGACCTCTTGACAGAAAGTCAATTTGCAAGAGCTTGTGCCTTTCGGGTGCTTGGGTGGTATGCACTGCCACAGCTTACCAAGTGGAATACCTCTACCGACCAAGACAAATTCCAGAACATGATGGATCACTACCGCTCTGCTTACTTTGATGAGCTTGATTCTGTCATCCGTGATGGCGTTGAATATGATGCTAATGAGGATTCAAGTATTTCTGTATCGGAAAAACGGCCTGTGCATCATGGTCGGTTATTCAGATGAGGGGGTCATGTACGCTTCTGTCAATATTGTAGACCGTTCTGGCCTGCGTGAAACCGTTAAAAAGTTCCCTGAAGCAACGGAAAAGGCGATGGGTGTTGCAACCATCTTGGGGATGTTTCTCATCAAGGAGCGCACAAGCAAGGGGATATCGGTTGATGGCAAACTATTCAAACCTTACTCTCCTCGCTATAAGCAATGGAAAACAGAACATGGCCATCCGTCACATCCAAATTTGAATTTGCACGGGCGGATGCTTGGGAGTATGACAACAGGCTATAGAAAACAAGTCGGCAGGATTTATTTTGCCCGCAAAGAGGAGACAAACAAGGCGATCTGGAATGAGAAGTCCAGACCTTTCTTCACTTTGAATGAGAAAGAAAGGGAACAGGTCGCACTTGAATTTGAAAATGAGTTTTTTGACTTGATATGAGCAGAAGAGAGAACATTGCAGCGGATGTTATCACTCAGCTAACAGCTATGAGTAGTCCGACACTGAAGAAGATTACGAGAGAGCCATTTGATGTCGAAGAACTTTCAGATGCACAATTCCCTGCACTGTGGATTTCAACAGGATCGGAGAGCCGGGAGGATACGTCTTGTGGCGGGAGTACAGCACAGCGATCAGGAACGATTGATTATGTGATAATTGGATATGTCAAAGGAACATCGTTAAATGTTGACACCAAGCGCAATGAATTGATCACAGGCGTCGAAACGACATTAGATGACGACAGAACTCGGAATGGATATGCTTCAAACACACAAGTGATTTCAGTCGAAACGGATGAGGGAGAGGCTTATCCTCATGGGGCAATCAGGTTGGTTGTCCGTATTTTTTACACTTTTGAACGAGGTACACCTTAAAAACAGGAGATTAACATGACAGTTGTACAAGGGTATGAAGGATCATTGCGTGATGGCAGTGGAAATATGGTTGGTGAGATTACTGGCTTTACTTTAACCATCGAGCAGAACACAGAACAACATAATGCTTTCGGGAGCGCGTGGGTGACAACAACAGCGACGAACAAAAGCTGGAATGTGGATGGAACGGGATTTCACGATCCAAATGACGCATATCAGGACAACATTATCACCGATATTATATCCGGTGATAGTAAATATGATATTGAATTGCGGGTTGAGGGGGATACTGCTGGTGATAAAAAATACACTGGTGAAGTCGTTTTGGGGAATGTTGCTCTTGAGGGCGTAGCAGATGGAGTGATTGGATTTTCCTTTTCTGGACAAGGCAATGGTTCAACGACACAAGGCGCGGTTACTTAATGTTTAAGGCGGTTGACCGGAACGATACTATCCGAATTGCGGTCAGCAATGATCCTGCAATAGATGATTCATCAGATTTTGATGCGTATGCAGAAGCATACGATAAAAAGCATCTTGTATTGATCGGTGATGAAGAGCCAACATGGTTCACACTAGGTACGATCAGCTATCTCAAATTCAGCGAGATTAAAGACCGGCATATAACTTTTGGAATGGGGGACAGTGGGCAAGAGATCAAGACACATTTGTTTGGATTGATCACAGACACCTTGCGCTTATCGCTCAGGAAGATTGAAAACGCCCCGTTTGAGTTAAAGTTTGAGCATGGTCGGGTATCCGATAAAACAATGACGAAGTTATCACATATTGGTGTTGTGGAAGAGCTTGGAAACCTTGCTCTCGATCTGAATGGATTCTCCGGTGAAGATGAAAAAAAATAACGGGCGCAATTCTGCAAGCATATCTCCTGTGGGATTGCGCCAAATGCAGTGATCGGAGTAAGGATGTTCGGGGCTGTCAAGCGAAGGCAATAGCCCCGATTGTTGCAAAAGATGTAAAAGGGTATGTGACAAGGTGTCCGGTGATCCTGTCGGCTGGCACTGAGGATTACATTCGGGCGTATGGATTTTGGAAACAGGGGTTGTTTCCCAACAAAGGAAGTTGGGGTGAACAGCCAAGCAAATTAGTTCTTGCAATGGAGCATATAGATGGCCTTATCAAATCGGACAATTGAAATCCTGCTCAAAGTCAACGATAAGGCTACAAAATCTGTAAGACGTCTGCAAAAAAGTTTTGTCAAACTTAGAAAAGTTGCTAAAAGATCACTCAAAGGAATCAGTAAAACCTTTGGTTTTCTTTTAGGAAAAATCAAGACTGTAGCGAAGGCAATAGCTTTTGCCACTACTGCGGCGGCGGTGGGGTTTATTGCATTAGCTAAATCAATTGTCAGTACTGGGGCGCAGTTTGAGACCTATAACGCAACGCTGAAAGTTATCATGGGTTCTCAAGAGAAAGCGACAAAGGCAATGGGGTGGCTCAGAGAGATGGCAAAGAAAACACCCTATACAATTGATAAACTGACAGAAGCCTTTGTCAAATTGACAGCATATGGCATTGAGCCGACAAAGGTAATGACAACGCTGGGTGATACAGCCTCGGCAATGGGGAAAGACATAGAGCTTGCGGTACTTGCTCTTGCTAATGCCCAAACAGGAGAATTTGAGACATTAAAAACATTTGGTATTAAGGCTGTTGAGCTAACGAATAGAAATGCAAAGGCGATGGGGGCAACTCTTGAGGATGTTGGGAGAACTGCACTGGCCTTTACTGACAGCATGGGCAAAGAACAAATCAAGATAATTGACCGTACCAATCGTGCACTTATTACAAGCACAATTATGTCGATCTGGAATGAGAAGTATGAAGGGGCGATGAAGGAAAGAGTTGCAACATTTGTTGGGTTGACCTCAAACATTGAGGACGCATGGATTCAGTTCAAAGGAGCAGTTGGAAAGTCGTTATTACCACATATTAACAAATGGCTTGATATTTTATTAAAAAAGCTGGATGCATGGGCAGAAGATGGGACGTTGAAAGGTTGGGGAGATATGATTGCAGCGGTACTGCACAACACAATTGCATGGCTTGCTGGTTTTGTCGCTTCTTTCAAAGAAGCGTTTGAAAAAATTGGGATGAATTTTTTCGGGTTTCAGTCCGATATCGTCGATTCAGAGGAGGCAGGTCGGAAATTCGGAGTAAGGATGCAGGAAATTTTTACTGAAGTAAGAAAAGTTATCACTGAATGGTGGGTTGTTGGTGTAAAACCGATATGGGATAAGTTTGTTACAGCGATGAAGGACGAAAAGTTCTGGGCAGAAGTTAAACTAAATCTCGAAAAAGTTGGAAATGCTTTCATCACGCTGGCAAATGCTATTAAAACTGTTCATGGATGGTGGCAGAAAGTTGCGTCACTGAAAGGGAGTGTGACGTTGGAGGATCGAATGGGTAAAGAA